CCACCCGATCCGCCAGCAAGCGACAGTGGTACCCGTTCTATCTCCGCAACCGGCATCATAGGAGCGTTTAAGCCATGACGACACCAGTTGGCCCGACCCAGCCCTTCCATGTGACCCTGCAGGCGCAGGAATGGAACAATCTGATCGCGGCGCTGCACGATGCGCCGTACAAGATTTCCGCACCGCTGATCCAGTCGATCAGTCAGCAGCTCCAGGAACAAGCCGATAACGCGCCTCAGCCCAACGGCACCATGGGAGTCGGCATTCCGATGCAGCCCAACTAGGCGATGCGTTACCGCAAGCTCGATCAAAACGGCGACATGACTTTTGGTCATGGCACTGGGAATTTCTGGCATGACGTACCGGATGCGGTGGGCCAGTCAGTCCAGACCCGTCTCATGCTGTTTGCGGGCGAGTGGTTCCTCAACATCACGGAAGGCACACCGTGGGGCGGCTTCCCGCTCAATGACCAAGTGGTGTTGCAAGGCCGTATTTTGGCTGAGCATACCCAGTTGTCACGCGATGCGGCGATCCGTGACCGCATTATTTCGACGACGGGCGTCGCGACGTTGGTCGAGTATTACAGCACGATCGATGCCGAGACGCGCGCGTTTCGCGTGAATGCGGTGATCGACACGACCTACGGCGGCAACATCGTCCGGCTGGCGATTGCCGCCGTACCGGGGGCGCAACCAAACGTCCAAATCAAGGTTGCGCCCACCATCAACGTGACGAGACCGCCGCCACCATTCCTGCGACAACTACCGGCACGGTGACGCGATGCCACCTCCCGTCACTACCATCCAATACAACGGGGTCGTGACGCCGTTGTTCACTGACGTACTGGCTTACTTGCAGGATCAGTACAAGTCAATCTACGGGCAAGATGTCAATCTTGCCGCCGACACCCAGGATGGACAGTGGCTCGCGGTCACTGCCTTGGCAATCCACAATGCCAATCAGACGATCACCGCCGCTTATCAAGCCTATTCTCCGACTTTCGCGCAGGGGGCCGGGCTGTCGAGCGTCGTTAAGATCAACGGCATCAGGCGGCTGCGGTCGAGCAACAGCACAGTGATTCTGCAGTGCGTCGGGACTGCCGGGCGGCAGATCGGCGGCGGGGTGGTCGGTGACAATCTCAGCCTCGGCACGTCGTGGACGCTGCCTGCCGATGTGACGATTCCACCAGAGGGCGAGATCGAGGTGACCGCCACCTGCACCGTCACCGGGTCGACGCAGGCTGAGATCGGCACCCTGACCGAGATTCTGACGCCGATACCCGGCTGGCAGACGGTGACCAACCCATCCGCCGCTTCTATTGGGTTGCCGGTAGAGACCGATGCCGCATTGCGACGCCGCCAGACGCAGTCGGTCGCCAATCCGTCGCAAACCGTGGTATTGGGCATCACCGGGGCGATCGAGAATATTTTGGGCGTCAGCCGAGTGATGATTTACGAGAACCCGCATAGCACTACCGACATCAACGGTCTGCCGCCTTATTCCATGGCGATCGTAGTCCAAGGTGGTGATATTCAGGCTGTTGCTAATGCCATCGCCCTGCGCAAGACGCCCGGCAGCCCGACTTATGGCACTACCAGCGTCATGGTGTTCGATAGCCGGGGCGTGCCATCAGTAGTCAACTTCTTCGAGCTGACGCTGGTGCCGATCTCGGTTGCCATCACCATCACCGCTCTCCCTGGTTTCACCGCGAACATCGAAGCGGCGCTGGCGACGCAGGTGATCGCTTTCCTGTCGACGCTGCCGATCGGCTACAATTCGTTCATCTCGAAGCTCATCGCCGCCTGCCAGCTACCGGAACCGGACGGGTTGACTTACGATGTCATCGCCGTCACCCAGTCACGCGGCGGCGCGGCATTGGCGGCGACTGACGTCAATATTACCTACATCGAAGCCTGCGTCGCGGATTCCACTACGATCGCAGTGACCGTTAATGTCGTACCCGGACAACCTTAAGGGGGGACCCTATTATGACGGGCCTTACTGATCGCACTGCCCAAGCCTTGTTGAGTCACATCACCGGCAAGGCGACGATGTTCCCGATGCCGACTGCTTACGTCGCGCTGTTCACTGCCGTGGGTATTGATGCCGGAACCGGCTTTGTTGAATGCTCGGGCGGGGCATATGCTCGGGCGGTGACGGCAGCAACCGGTTGGACCACCGCGAGCGGCACTGCACCCAGTACCATCCAGAATGCGACGCCGATCACCTTTGCCATTTCGACTGCCTCCTGGGGAACCGTCATTGGCTTTGGGTTGTATGATGCGCTGTCCACTGGTAACCTCCTGGCCTGGGACTTCTTCGGTAACTACCCGTGGCTCCCTGCTGAATGCTCGGCGGCGACGCCTGCGGTGATCACTGCGGCTCAGCACCAATACCTAGCCAGCGACAGCATCGTCTGGTCGATTGAATACGGTGGTATCAACCCGACTTTCACCCAGGGTGACTTCACTGGTATCTTGACCGTCACCACTCCGTTGACCGACACTTTCACCGTCACCAAAGGCGCGACGGCGGTCAACACCAGTACGTCGGGTAACGGCATGGTACGAAAAGTCGCTTCGCAACAGATCATTTCCGGCGTACAGCCAACTTTCCCTGCCGGTTCCTTGATCCTTACCGCTGCTTGATGATCGATGGATCTTTCTGGTCGCATTACTGCGACCACATCGGCCAGAGGGGGAAGGCTATCACCGGCTAGGCTCCTGGCCGGTCGCGTCACTGCGGCTGTCTCATCGCAGAATTGGTTGGCATGGGTAGTCAGCGGTCGTATTAGCACCGCATTTACTACTCGATCAGTTTTAACAACACCGCTGCCTCAAGTCATCCCGCTCACCGGGCGCGCGATCTTCATGACCCACATGAGATCGCCGCCCGGTGGTCCGATGTTGCGGTATTTTCTGACTGGCCGCGTCACTGCGACCAGCACGGCGCGCACCAGCATCTTCTTCCCGGTTATCGGTCGCCCGATGAATTTGGCTGGTCGCGTCACCGCGACCGTCACGGCGTGGGCCTCCCAAGATTACCCAACAGTTAAGCTGTCAGGGCGCATCACCTCAACCGCTCGGGCATCTTTCCTCTCCATCAATTTCATCAATGTAGCGGGCCTAATTACTTCGACCACGCGGGCGCGTCTCCGGTCGATCCCGATACTGGTCCTGTCCGGGCGCGTCACCGCAGCCACTCGGGCATACTTCCGTTGGATTGGGCTAAATTTAGTAGGCGGCAGGCTCAATATTGCCGTTAAAGCCACTCATGCTGGCTTCCCGTTCCATCACCTCATGGGTCGCATCAAGTCGACCACCAGTGCGCGCCTCGATTTTCCCGCTCTTATTGGTCAGGTTTCGTTAGCGGGTCGCATCAAGTCGACCACCAGTGCGCGCCTCGTCGGCGACTACATGGTCTGGGTCGGGGGTCGGGTCAAGACTACCAGCACGGCGCGCCTCGACTTTCCAGGATTGCAGACCTTCCTAACTGGCGGTCAATTTGTTGGTTTTGCCGGGCCATCCGTTTCGACGCGGATGTTCGGCCTATTCAATCCGAATTTCGATCTACTCGCCAGCCGCATCAAGATCACCCTACGGGTGTCGATCGACGTTGCGGAGCTGTATCCGCCGCGACCGGACATCCCGGTAGCTTTCCCAGTATTCACCACTGATTATTACCTCGGCTACATCACCAGCGAGCATAATCAGCGGCCAAAATACATGCAGACGGTCAGCATCACCGTCGAACCAATGGTAGATGACGCGTATCTTGCCGCCAGTCTGCCGGTGTTGTTTGATCTCGATTATTCAGTAGGTGAGCAGGAGGACTTCACTGGGCAGTGGATCGGCAAGAATCGCTGGATCCAAATGCCGATGGGCTTCTTTTCTTGGGATACACCGAGCCTCGGCTGGGATGAAGCTAACTGGCAAGGTCCATTCGATGCAGCCAACTACATACAGCGACTGGACGACTACCACTACCGGATGTTACTGTACGCTGCCATCATCGCCAATCATTGGGATGGTTCAGTACCAAAGGCCTATGAAGCTTGGGACACTCTGCTCTCCTACACTGGGCTGCGGGTGATCATCCAGGATTATGGCAATATGACGATGCTGTACGGCCTGCTATGGACCGAAAAGCCGTCAACTGTGCTGCTCGGGCTATTCACGACCGGTCAGATGGACTTGAAGCCGGAAGGCATCGAGTTGCTTGATTACGTATTCCCGCCATCAGCCAGCACGCCGCTGTTCGCTTGGGATGCGGAGAGCGATTCGGTCGCGGGTTGGGACGTGGGTGAATGGGGTATTTTGGTGCCGCCGGGTACTGGCTTTGTGCCAATCTGACATAGGGGGGCAATGACCCAATGAGTGACAACCGCATCGGCACCGATTTTGAAGAACCCACTCCATTTGCCGGTACGCCGCGTGATGCTGTGGTCGGCACTGACTTCCTGACTTATGCCACCGGAAGCGGGGCCAACATTCAGGATCAGGTCTCGTATGACGCTGAGCCACAGCGCCAGTCCGGAGCGTTGCCTGGTATCGCACGATCGAACTTCAGCAATAAGGCGATTCGCCAGGGTACTTTCATTGCTCACTCGCTGAGCCTGTGGATCAGCCAGCAGCTCATTTTGTACATCTACGATGATGGTAATGACGTCAACTGGATGGCAAATTTCACCAATGCCTTGAACCAACTGATCCTGGCGGCCATCCCGCCCGGTCCCAATCTCGGCGCATACTTGCCCCTGATCGGTGGCACGATGGTCGGCCACATCTATTTCCAACCCGGCATCACTACCATCTTGTCGAATAACACGTGGTATTATGGCAAGGACTCTGGCGGAACGGCACGCGGCCTGATCCTCAAGGGCAGCGACAACAACGTTTACATCAATGACGGCTCGGCCCCTTACGTCGTCATGCAGGGCATACCGATCATTTCTGCCAACAACGTGGCCTTGACGGGCAGGAATACTTCAAACACCGCATATCCGCTGATTGGCCTGCTGAGTGACAATTCGGTCCACGTCGGCAGCGGCAGTGCCGGTAATATCTTCCTGGATAGTTCCACTCAGACCGGCGGCTCGGTATGGTGCGCCACCAATTTTGTCATCTCCAATAACTACGCCTATTACGCCAAGGACACCAGCGGTGCTGCGCGTATCGTTATGATGATCAACACCGGCAACTCGTTGATGATCGGCAGTGGTGCGCCCAATACTACCGAAATTTACGCCGCGAGCGGCTCTAATGTCAATGTGCATAACCCGTTGGCGGCACTCACTACTTTCCAAGCCTACGGCTTCAGTTATTTGACCGGCGGACGGGCTTACATTCCTGGTGGCAATGACCCATGGCAGATTTATGCCGACAACGGCTTCTTTGCCCGCACTCGCTTCGTGGTCGGCGGCACGCGCGACTGGAGCGTCGGCGTTTATCCTACCAGCGGGTTGTTTTCAATTAATGATGAGACCGGGGCGGCAGTCCGCTTCCAGATCGACACCACTGGCAAAGGTACATTCTTCGGTGCGTTCTACGTCCAGGGCGGCTCGCAGATCACTGGCGGGTTGACCGTACTCAACGGTCTCAATGTCGCTTCCGGCACCATCTCGGCCTCGGGCGGGGCCAGCCTGAGCGGCGGGGTCTCGGTCTACGGTGGTCTGAGCATCGTCAGCGGCAACACCACCATGGCCGGTTCGCTGAGCGTCGCTGCCAATGCTCAGATTAACGGTGGGCTGGTGGTTTATAATGCGCTCAATGTCGCTTCGGGCCGTTTTGATGTAGCGGGCGGCGCGTACCTCGCGGGCGGGCTGCAGGTGTGGGCTGG